AACAAGATTTCTGTTACTTTGGGAGCTCAGGGAACCGGAGCCGGGAATTCTTTAGAATGGGGGAATATTGCTTCTTCCACATCCGATTCGAGATGGACTGAATTTCATCTAGGGCTAGGAGGTGCAAAGGGCGTAATAGATGATTCTTCCCTTCGTTCCGCTACATATCCACCGTTTTCCAGATATGTCTATATTGACCAGGGCTTAAATCTTACAGCCAAAGAATCACCGGCTAGAGAAGGAGATCAATATCAAATAGACCCAAGATATGATTTTCCTATTGAAAATGTCTTCCATCAAGTAGCATCCAGCCCAAGAATCGTTTGGCGCTCTAAAAATGATACTGCTAATCAGACAATTGGCGTTTTAATGGATGCTACAATTGGAGCCAATGAACCAAGCTTGGCCCTTAATGATGTGGGGGGGCTTCACTTATCAAATATCAATTTTGAAAGCTTTATTCTTCAATTTTGGGATGTTGGGACTATGGCTTGGACTGATCATCTTTCTGTCAATGTTTCCGATGGCCTAACGGGTACTTTTGAGCGCAAGGGTTCCACAATACAGCCTAACGCATTGGGTAACTCATTCTATCTCCATTATGGAGAGTGTAAGGGATGGCGCGCCCAACTGGGAACGGGTGATAATGCCAAGATTGTGAAATTGAAAACAAATTCGGAGGGTGTTTGGGGTAATAATTCAACACATAAACGAGCCGTGATAATGATTGATAGCTCTCTTGTGGATGTTACGACCCTCCCAACTTCCGGAGATTTTAAATTAATACCTGATTCTATTACCATTACTACTGAATTGTTGCAGAATATCAAACTTGGGGAAGAAGCGTTCGCGATTAAGATTCCTATCCAGGATACTCTTGAAGGATATTTCCAGATTGGGACTATGATCTGGGGACACGTTGCTTTTATGGCTCCACAATATCAAAGAGGAAGATCAATCTCTTATGAACCAAATACTCAAGAAATGACCACCTTAGATAATACGTTTCATTCCAGGAGATTATCCGATGGTTCCAGAACATTCCAAGTAGCCTGGACTGAGCCAGTAGACACTCGAAATATTATGAGTAGAACGCCGGACTATTGGCAGCTATCTAGCACAGTCGGATCCCAACCAGTAGCGAATTATGGCGATAGTCCTTATCAAATGATGGGGATATGGGATCAACTTGGAAATCAATATCCAGCGGTCTACCTTCCTTCCATTACCAAGGGAATTAATAATCAAGTCTTCAATCGTTATCACGAACACGCGCTAATCAGACCAACGGGAGCATTAACAATTGAATCGGTCCTAGGTGAAGAAGAAGAAAATGAAATGTTCAGAATCGCCACTATCACTCTTGTGGAGATAGAATAATGTTCCAGGATGATTTTATCGGGATGGAAATGTGCTTCTTGTTAGATATTGACTATCTAGGGATGAATTACAGGTTTTCAACGATTCCAATTGATTTACAGGACTTATCCGAATTATCAACTGTTAGATATAGTGGTGGCTTGGATGATCCAGATATTTCACAATCTACTTCTTTTGTAGGATCAGAAATTGAATCGGATTCAATTTCTTTGGAGCTTGTATTTTTTAATTTGGATTGGGTGCAAGAATGGCTTGGAGGAAGATCACTGGCCTTTTCACAAGTTAGACTTTTCTGTGTTCCAATTTTGGAGGAAAAAACATCCTATACAATCCAGGAAAGAATCGAATTGTTTTCTGGAAAGGTTACTGATCCGATATATGGAGATCCAACCAAGCCCAAAGGATGGATATCATTTTCAATTCAGAATGATCTTAGTGTTCAAAATGTGAAATTGCTAGAAGGGAACAATGAAATAACAAGGAATCGATTTCCGACTCCCGTTACTGATGGAGTCTATGGCAAGTATGCTCCTTTTATATTGGGAAAGCCTGGTATTATAATTCAAGCTGGATCAAGCAAGAGCATCGAATTTGTTAATAAGTATCCAAGCACGCCGGCCTATAGAGTCTATTTTAGGAGAACGTTAGGACCATATGAGGAAAATATAAGATTTTTAATTGCTAATCACGATATAAAAGCCTCAATCGGAAGAATTTACGATCCAAAAGGAGGGTCGTTTAGAAATCCAATTCTACAAGATATAGATGATGAAGGGAATATCTATTCCTATATAAATTTAAGATTTACGGGCGCGGGTCCGGTGGTTTTAGAATATGATAATTTCCAGCAATTAGCGATTGATGCCGATGGAAATCTTGTGGAATTGTGGAATGAGTATTATGCTTCTTGGGGTGAAGAAGATGGGGGGTTCTTCCAAGATTTCTTATCAGGCGCGCTTACAAAAGGGGGCGATATTTGCTTATACGTTCTGGACAAGCTCCAACTCGAATATGATTATGATGCCTGGGTTGGTCTGCTTCCTATTTTGAATCGCTATGAATTCTCAGGATATATGGATGACTATGAGGTTACAGCTTGGGACTGGCTAAAAAATAATATTATCTCTTATCTTCCCATCGAGGTGGTCAATTCGGCCGGTGGGATCACGCCTAATTTAAACTTGTATTTTTATAGCCAAACACCAGAAACCCAATACACAATTACAGAAAACGGGCAATTTGAAATCATTACAGGGATCCAACCGCTAGATCAGCCAATTCTAAATCATCTAACAATTAAATTTTGTTATTCTTTGGCCTATGATTCTTATCAGTCTTCTATTATTGTAGATCCTAGAATCACAGAAGAACAGGCGTTAATTGTCAATGATCCAGTGGCTAGGCTATCGTTCCAGCGGTTTGGTCTTCGGGAAGAAGTTTTGGAGCTGCCTTTTGTTTGGGATCTAAAAACAGCTTTTAGGATTGCAAGAGATAAAATAAGAGTAAGGGGGCTAGGGGCCAAGGCTATTGAGGTTTCGGCTACTCCAAGATATTCTTATCTAGGGATCGGGGATATTATTTCCTTGTCTAGTGATATCGGTTTGGAGAATCATAAATGCCAAATCATTGGAAAAAGCTGGGATGATAACAGATGGAGATTCGTTCTCCACATTGAAGAAAATCCGATAATAAACCCAAGGGGCTTATAGTTTCCGTTTGGTAATTACCGAATAGAACAAACAGTGATAGAATAGGGATATGTTAATATTCTTAGATAGACAACACGCCGGAAAACCCAAGAGAGTTTCAGATAGAGGCGCTGGCCAAGATATAAATGGCGATGGTTTAATATCTTGGGCTGAAAAAGAAGCAATTTGGACAGGCAAATTATCTTTAGAGCTTGAAATTTTACTTTTAGAGCTGGGTTATAATGTGATCCCCATATCAGATGGATCATACGCTGAACGCCACAAAAGAGTCAATAATTACGCGATAGGCTCTTTGGATAGTATCTATCTAGCTTTACACTTGAACGCCGGCGGCGGTGATTATGGTAGTTTCTTCTATCATCATAGTTCAGTAAATGGAAAACAACTAGCGGAAGAAATTTCTTTAGAGTTGCAGAAGAACATTCAATTGTTGAAAAGAGTAAAGCCGATTTCTTGTCAGGGTACTGACTGGACAAAAAACGCCTATTATACGATTAAAGGGGTCGGAAGACCCGTGGCTATTTGCTGTGAACCGATATTTATGGACACACATCAAGAGCTATTAACGGATAATGGGATGAAACAAATAGCTCTTGGGATATCTCAGGGCGTTAAAAATTGGATAATGCGATGAATGACCAGGTATGGATTCAACTTCTCACCGGACCCGTTGGCGCGCTGGTCCTATCTCTTATGGCGTTGTTTATTGTGGGGAGATGGATTGGACAGCATCTTCCAACTTGGGTAAATAGACACTTGGATCAATTTGATAAAGTTATCCAGGAACATTCCTTCGACCGCGAAATATACAAGAAATCTATATTTGATGTAACGATTGAAATCAAAGATGTGGGAAAAGAAGTGAAGTCCATAAAAGAAGATGTGATCCAAATAAAATCTAAATTATAGCCTGGACCTTCTTCTTTATTGATTCGGGGCTGAATAGATCAAAAGGAACTTGCTTAAAGAGCGTGTGTCCTCCTTCTTGATTCTTTACAGGGAAATGATTCAAGTTCTCCAAATTAACTTCCACGGCCTCCCAAAGAAGCTTTGAATCAATCCAAGCCACATAGATCCACCGATCCCAAATAAACCCTTCTATCGTTAAATTACTCATAGGTAATCCATTCTTTAATCCTTTCAATCGAGAAGCAACTTCCAAGGGTTGTTTTGGGTCCTGATTCTTCTTCCATCTAGCGGAAAAATGTGGCTTGGGATGACAGTTCCAGACACGAGCTGCTATTGAGAGAGTTTCTTGTCCGTGGGTATAATAGAAATCTATTCCATATTTCATATCGACTAGCGTTCTATTGGTACTCTGCCAAACTCCGGGAAATTCTTCTTTCAAGCTTGGGATTATATATTTTTGAAAGTTTTTTTCACCGCGTGATATTCTTTTTTGTTTGTGCATTATATTCCCGTTTTTAGGGTATTATAGCACGATTTTTGTAATGAATCGGTTTATTTATATTAAAAACTTTGTAATTTTATTTGCGTATATATATATCCTATGATAAGTATATATATACACAACAACAATCAAACAAGGACAAACGACATGATTACAAAAAACATAGAAATGTTTAATAGTCAAATTAAGAAGTTTAGAAGATTTAACAAATCAAATGACTTGATCAGAATATGGATAACAGCGCGTAACGTTAGAGAATTTTATGGAATTAAGTTTGAAGATTGTCAAAAGATTTTCAAAGAACTAAACATTTAATTCAAACCTTAAAAACCTAGCCCCTTAATTGGGGCTTTGTGGGTACACACTATTAACAACTAACAAACAGAGAAAACAAAATGAAATTCTATACAAATACATTCATTTGCGGAGTAATCGCTTTACTTGCGCTTAAAGTCATCGAAAAAATTAATGAGTATCCTGTGTATGAGAATACTCAGGAGTGCCAAAAAACCACAACCCAAGGAGAAAGACAATGATTAAAACGTTTAAATTACTAGCAATTAGATCGCTAAGAAGATCACTCAAAAAGCACGGAAAAGCGAAAACTAGAGAGATAGTGAAAATATGGAAGCCAAGCAACCCGGACTTTCTTGATGCTTGGGAAGAAGCTCTTAAAGAGGTGCTCAAATGATTTATTCTATCAAGAATTTAGGATATGAAATTGGCACAATTCAAACCGTGGAAACCTATGGGAATATTACATATCGGGCTATTTTATCCTTTTCTTCAAAAAATGGGGATATAGTATCGAAATATTTCGGTAAATTAGAGGATGCTAGAAATTGGATCAATCTTAAATACAACCTGGTAAAAAACACCAAGGAAGATCCGATTAATTTCGCTTCACTTCTAAAAAGGGATCTTAGAGAGAGTGGATTATCTCAAAGAGAGATATCCGAGTTTATAAAGTGCCACCCTAGAAGCATCACAGCTTGGTTGGCTGGAACACAATATCCAGCGGCTCATTTTCTATGGCGAATTTGTAAAATGCTAGGGCAAGAAGAAGCTCCAAAAAAATTAATGCAATATATGAATCTTATTGAAGGTGAAAGATAATGTGGAAACTTGAACACCAAGGAATCCTTTTAGGACAGCCAAGAAGCTTGGGCCGGCCAAGAGGAACTAGAACGGGAAGGGTTTATACAGCTCCAAAGGATCGCAATTATCAAAAGCTTCACTTGGCAGCATTAGGGGAAAGTCCTTTCAAGTTAGATGGCCCAATTCGGATTCAAATTGTCTTTGTTGGAAAACGCCCAAAGAGATTGGAAGGAAAGAAACATTCAGATTCTAGAATTTGGAAAACTACCAAGCCAGATATCGACAATATGATCAAGATGGTTCTAGATATTTTTACAAAATGGGGTATCTGGAACGATGATTCCCAAGTGGTTTCCATCCAAGCTGAGGATTATTATTCTGGCAAACATGAGGAACCTCACACAGTTTTTCAATTATATACTCCGGAGGAATGACATGAATATTAGCCTTTTCCCTAACATTAAAGACAATAAACCAATAAAATACACAGGAAACCTACAAACAATATCTAAAGGATTATTACATCCTTGTCTTCCGTATGAGGTAGCAGCTAAGAAGGAAATTCCTTTGTGGAGTCCTACCGTTTTCGATGGGACACGTTCTTCCGCTAATGCGAGGGAAATCGGATTCTTGGTCTATGATATTGATGATGGATTGACACCCTTTTCTACTTGGCGGTTGTTCTCCAAGTGGATTGTCCTGGCTCATACTTCATTCAGCCACAAACCACATTTTCACAAATACAGAATCATCCTTCCTTTGGCCAAAGCGGTTCCAGCTGGTGAATGGGATCGGGCGGCCAAGTGGGCTGTTAATTTCTGGGCTGATATTGTTGGGAGGGGCGAGCCAGATATGAAAGCATTGAAGGACCGGGCGAGAATATATTTCCGATATGCCCTTCCATTGGATGAAGGACACACCAAACAATCTCCACAACAGCCCAAGAACTATTTTTCCACGGCTTCTTCTTTGTCTGGGGATCTCTTGACTCTTGATTGGGAATCAATCCCCAAGGAAGCACCCAAGGCCCAAAGAACCAAAAATCCATCCAAGGGCAAATTTAAACACAAAGCACCGGTGACCATTGAATCATTACAGCTTGATACACGATTCAGAACTTCGATAGCAGAAAGATCAGGGGGGACAATCATTGGGAACACAGCCAGATACATCCAGTGTCCACAATGCCAGGATACTTCTGTCTTCTTTTCGATCGATCTAGGGATGCCCAACGCGATGAAATATCCACAATGCAACCATAAAAACTCTTGCCAGTGGTGGGGAACGTTAAAAGATTTATTATAGGAAAACCGATTTATTACATCAAAAAATGGAGAAAAACAAATGAATTACATTAAAGAAATACTTAGAAACTATTTTGTTTCATATATCGAATATTCAAATATTGCCGGGATAGATCCTTCTCATATCAATAGATTATTCAAGAGAAAACACCGGCCGATGTTGAAAACGATTAGAACCTTGGCCCAAGCCTTATCCAGAATAGATGGCAAAGAATGGACCATTCACGCCAAGCACATCCAAGAAGAAACTGAATTGAAGAAGGTGGGAAGATGAATCCGACTATGAAGATTGTTGGAAGCTCCAATCATACACAGGAAGAAAGACAGAAGAATGATTATTATGCTACTGATCCCCAAGCCTTTAAGGATTTTCTTTGGGCTTTCCAGGATAGAGATCAAGAAGAACTAGATCGGATGATATGGGAGCCAGCATGCGGAGAAGGAAACTTGGCCAAGCTGCTAATGAAACGGGGGCACATTGTTCTAGCGACCGATAAAATAGATCGTGACTTTGGTAATGTGCATGACTTCTTGGAGAATAAGGACCGCTTAGAATGGCGTGGTGATATTATTACCAATCCACCTTACAAAGGGAATATGGATATCGAATTTGTCAAACGTTCCTTGGATATAGTATCCCCAGGAAAATGGGTGATAATGCTTTTCAAGGTTCAGTTTCTAGCATCAAAGAAAAGATATTTTTTGTTTCAGAATCTTCCTCCAAAATATATTTACATTCATTCATCCAGGATAAAAATTTGGAAAAACAATGAAGATGATGGTGGCTCTAATGCTTTGGATTATGCTTGGTATGTCTGGAAGAAAGGATATCAAGGCGATACTGTTACGCGATGGATTCCAGCGGAAAGTTATAGGGGTGAAGAATGACCAATCAAGAAAAAATTGAACTTATGGCACAGCTGGGAAGCGAACTTGGCCACGTTGTAACATTAAGAGAAGATTCCAAACCTATTGGAGCCGATAGACAAGTTTGGGAAATGCTAGACAAGCCAAGAGCTATTTACAAGGAAGATCAAAGAACGCTAAAAAACACAGTAAGACCACGCCCAAACAGAAAGAACCTGGCGATCATCTTTGAGCTGGATCCAGATTACTCTAATGTTCAATATCACGATCACGCCACCACCCTTTTGAAAGATAAAGTGATCATTGATAAAGCCGGATGGGAAGATATAGCTTTGGACCTGGAAGACAGATATCGACTAGAAGTAAATGATACGATGCTAAGGAGTTCTTTGTTTCGCGTGGGATTCCAGAATCAAATTCACCCTATCAAAGATTATTTAGAATCTCTTGAATGGGATGGTGTGGCCCGGTTGCAAAGATATGCTACTGATATATTAAAGGCGGAAACCAATTCAGTAACGGAAGAACTTATCCAGGCTATGTCTTTAAAGTCTTTTATTGGTCCGGTGGCGCGCATCTATGAACCAGGCTGTGAAATGCACAGTATGCCTATTTATATTGGAGATAAGGGCGTGGGGAAATCTATGTGTATCAAGCTTCTTTCTCCAAGAGTAGAATGGTTTGATAGAACAAGTTTAAAGATAGGCGATAAGTCAGCTTTGGAACACATTCACCAGACTGGCGTATGGCTTCAAGAAATTGCGGAGCTTGCAGATTTTCAAGGGAAGCACGCAAACAAGATTAAATCATTCTTGACTACTGAGAAAGATCGCTATCGGATTGTATATGATAGGGATATTGTTTATAAGGATCGCCGGATATGCTTCTTTGGGAGTACGAACGATTATCAAATCTTGGATGATGGATGGGAAAGAAGATTCTGGATCTTCAAGATTACTTCAAAGGTGAATTTGAATTGGATTGTGAAGCATCGCGATCAGTTATGGGCCGAAGCTGTTTCCGCTTATAAATCAGGGAAAGAATGGCATTTATTGCCACACGAGGAGGAAATGCTAAGGAGATACCAAGAAAGCTATCTAGTGGATGATCCTTGGGCTTGTGGTGTTGCTGAGTGTATAGATCGCAAGATAGAACTGGGTTCAGTGGGTGCTTCCACCAATGACATTATGGAATGGATTGATCTTCCAGTATCCCAACGACACACAGGTAATTCGAGAAGAATATCGCAAATATGTCGTGATGGAGGATTCCAATTGAAACGGACAGGGACCGGAAGATTTTGGACCCGAATTACCTAATGACAGATAGTGACAGATAATGACAGATAGCCCAGGTTATCTGTCATTGTTATAGCCTCCAACCTTGGGGGCTTTTCGCGTTTTTATGACAGATGACAGATAAAATTCGATTCTCTATATATATAATTATATAAATAATTATTTTTAATTATATTTTTATTTTAGTATATATATATATATATTCTTCTATAACAACGATAGACAGGGGGCAAAGTGCTATGACAGATAGCCTGTTTTATCTGTCATTATCTGTCATGAGGGTTCTACAACAACGGAAAACACGAGGCCAAAAATGACAGATGATCTGTCATTATCTGTCATAAAACCAAGAAATGACCACGTTTATTCAAAATAATAGGCTATTATTTCCTCAAAGGAGATTCTTATGCCATTAATATTCTTAGATACTGAAACAACCGGCTTGGATCCTAGTCAGGGCCACGAAATAATTGAGATAGCTATAATAACAAGATACTCAAACGGGAATGAAGAAGTCTTCCACACTAAGATCAAGCCCCAAAGAATCAACCAAGCACATCCAAAAGCATTAGAAGTTAATGGATACAATGAGAAAGATTGGCTCGAAGCGATCACGATGGAAGAAGCGATCAAGGAGATAGCTTCCAGATTACAATATGGAATGATTGTGGGCTATAATCCTTATTTTGATTGGCGCTTCATTCAAGCTGCTATGAAGGAATATGGAATATCTCCGAGCTGGCGAATCCGCTGTCTGGATTGTATGGTCCTGGTATATGAACATCTAAGACCAAGTGGCCTTAAGTATCTATCTTTGGATTCGGTTAGGGATTTTCTTGGATGGGATAAAGAAGGATCTCATAGCGCGCTAAAAGATACAAGAGATTGCCAAAGACTTTGGGATCTGTTATTGGAGAATTAAGGTATTTGTTTTCTCCATATACCCTGTTGATGGTGATAAAGGCCAGGATTTATTCTTGGTCTTTCTTTTCTATGTCTTTGAGCGTTCTTTTCACCCAACGTTCTCCCGGTGTTCCTCCCCATAAGGCCCAAGCGATAGCGGCCTTTGAAGTCTTGTCCTTCCTTGCCTTGGCTTCCTTGGGTGATTCTCCGTGTCTAGCAAACCAAGCTCGCATTAATTCAAGCTGTTTTCTATCAACTCCACCGCTTATTAATCTTCTTGCGGTCCTCATTCCAGTTCCAGGAACTTTCTTCCCAGATTCTTCCTTGTAGGATGCTCTTTGGGCTAGAGGTCTTGAATTATTATATTCGACAGCTCTCTTGGCTAGTAACTGAATTTGTCTTGGTACTCTTATCTTCGCCATTTTATATTCTCCTCTTGATATAATAATTATATCACGATATACTATTATTAGGGAAAAGGCTTAGCCTTTAGGGGAATTTCGGTTCCCCTTTTCTTTTTATGTGGAAACTATGGCACGAACACCGATTGAAGATCACGCTATCTCTAGGAAAATAGTCCGGCTCATGAGAGAAGGATATCCACAAAGACAGGCCACTGCCATCGCTTTTCGTATGTTCAAAGAGGGAGAACTATCCATCCCTAGGACACAAGATCAGGCAAAAAAAGACCGCGAAAAACGGAGAAGAAATTACTTCCGGGATCGCAGGAAAAGAACCGATCAAGAACCGATCAAGAAATAAAAATCTTATCCTTGGCTCCTAAGAGATCAACCGGGGGAATGTTCTTAAAATAAAGTAAAGTAGGGAATGAAGTGGGATGTGGGTCCCACTTCTATCTAATAATATTAAATTTTGAATGGAATAAGAATGATTGAATTACATAATGCTGATTGTCTTGATGCTATGAGATTGATGGATGATGATGCTTTTGAGCTGGCAATTGTTGATCCACCTTATGGGATAGAAAGATTTAAGAAGCCGGCAGGAGGAACAAGATTTAAGTGTTCCACAATGATGCAACAAGATGGTTTAGTTTGGGATAAAAAGCCTAGTCCAGAATACTTTAATGAGCTGTTTAGAGTATCAAAAAACCAAATCGTTTGGGGTTCTAATAACTTTACGCTTCCACCTAGTGAGTATTTTTGTGTGTGGAATAAACATCAAACAGTAGATAACTTTGCATCCGCAGAACTCGCTTATGTATCAAAAGGCTTGAAGATGCCGGCCAAAGTCTTTGATTTTTCCATACACAAACACAACCATACAGACAAGATCCACCCAACACAAAAGCCCGTTACTCTCTATACTTGGCTATTGGAAAAGTACGCAAAGAAGGGAGATCGAATACTAGACACGCATCTAGGATCGGGATCGATAGCGATAGCAGCCCACAACCTAGGCTATGACTTGACAGGGTATGAATTAGATAAGGACTATTATCAAGCAGCTTGCAAGAGATTAGAGCAACACCAGAAACAATTAAGGATGTTTTAATGATCAATCTATTAGGCCGTGTGCGTAGAAAAAAAAGACCCCGCACTGCTCTCACCGCGACTTTTTTTTGATATTGGTTATTTTTTTGAGAAAAAACAAGAGGTACAAAATGAAATATGAAGATTTAAAAAAACGAATTCACAATCTCTCTAGAGATTCCCAAATTATTTTTATCAGCTTCAAAGAATCTGAAGAATTAATTTTAGACTGGAAAAATATATTTTTTGAAACCAATCCAACCCACTCTAAGAACTGGATCAATATGGAAATAGAGATTCGATATCTTCTTTCTCTTGGGCTATTATGTTATTCTGGAATCTCCATTGAAATCAAGGAGCGCTAAATGATCCAATTATTAAATGGTGATTGTCTGGAAGAATACAAGAACATAAAACAAGGATCGGTTGATCTGATTCTTTGTGATCCTCCCTATGGAGTTATATCTAATCTTGCCTTAGATGGCTGGAAAAAAGATGGCTGGAAAAATACATCTTGGGATATTGCTATAAATCCAGAGCAAATTTTTAAGATTGCAAATCAGCTTTTAAGGATGAACGGAAAAATGATTTTATTTTCTCAAGAACCTTACACTAGCCAATTGATTCAATCCTCATTTGAAAATATAAATTTTTGTTATCGAATGATATGGCAGAAAGATCATTTTGCAAATTCATTAATTGCAAAAAAAGCTCCGGTTTCATTTTATGAAGATATATTGGTGTTTTATAAAAAATATGATTTAAAAAACTTACATCCTCTTAGAGATTATTTTTCTAAAATCTTTTCTTTCATAGGGAAAACAAATTCACAAATAGCCAAAAAATTAGGCCACAGAAAAGCGGAGCATTGTTTTTATTTGAGCTCATCACAGTTTGGTCTATGCACAGAAGAAACATATTTAGAATTTATTGATATATTCAGAATTGACAAAATGAAAGGATTTAAAGATTTTAATATACTTAAAAAAATTAACTCTAAATTTAACTCCACATTTAACTCCACATTTAATCTTAAACCAAATCAAAAGTACAAATCAAACATTTTGAAATATAGCAAAGATTATCAAGGGCTACATCCTACTCAAAAACCTGTATTGTTATTAGAAGATCTAATTCAAACGTATTCAAATCCTAATGATCTTATTCTTGATTTTACAATGGGCTCGGGTTCTACTGGCGTAGCTTGTTCAAATACAAATAGAAATTTTATTGGGATAGAGAAGAATCAAGAGTATTTCAACACTGCCAAAAATAGACTAGAAGAACACCAAAAACAATTAAGATTATTCTAAGGAACGCTAAATGACAATAGGAAGAAGAAGCAAATTCACAAAAGCTAGAAAAGAAAGAATCATCCAAGCAATTGGAGCTGGATGTTCTTATGAGATGTCCGCGGATTATGCAGGGATTTCCCGCCAAACTTTGTGGAACTGGATCAAAAAAGGAGAAGAAGGAAAAGACCGCGCGTATTTTACCTTTCTTGACAATATAAAAAGTGCAGAAATTGAGGGGGCCATGTCCAATCTTGGAACAATCCAAGAAGCATCTAAGAAGGATTGGAAAGCTGCAGCTTGGATCTTGGAAAGAAGACATGGATATTCTAGGGATGGAATGAAATCTTCCAGGCCCCAAGAAGATAAGGTGGAAATGCCAAAAGACCTTCTTTCATTATTAAGACAAACAGCCAAAGATATAAAAGAATCATCCGACAAAGCAAAAGAATCTGAATCGTGGCAAGCTTACGCGGCGCTCCAAAGACAATTATTAGCCGTGGTATCTCAGATCAGATTGATAGAAGCGGAAGAAGGAATCGGAGATGAAATGGATGGATTTAGCGATGAACAATTATTGGCGGAGATCACCGGGGCAATTGTCTCCCTTCCTCCAATTCTTAGACAACGACTAGAGGAAACGATTATAGGATTTCAGAACGTGATATCTATAAGGGAGAAGAAATGACAGTAATACAAGCGATCGCTATCGGATTACTAGGCGGGACACTAGGGACCACCGGGATCTATATCTGGATTGAAGGCAAATCAAAGAACTGGGAAAAAGTCCAGGAAAACCAATCCGAAACCCTTCTAGCTCTTTCTTCTATTCAGTCCGATATCAACCAAGGAAAAATTGATATTCAAAAGAATCTAACAGCTCCGGATCTCCTGAATGTAGCTTGTTCAAAAGAGTATCTTTTATCGAGTAATGATCTTCTTTGTCGGGAAATGTTTTGTCGATTGCAAACAAGGGAAGGTGATGGAGCTGCACAATCGGAATGTGAAGAAATATCGAATGTTTCGAATTCTCTTTCAGTCCTAAAAGATTGTGCTAAATTGGGCCTAGAAACTGAAGTGTGTATAAGCTACATAGGGAAGCGAAAATGAACTTCTGCGAGATATGTAATTGTGATCCTTGTGATTGTGCAGATATGGGGCTAAAAAATGAATTTTGGAGAATTTTGCCGGAAGGAAATGAATGGAATGGGGAAATCAATCCATTGGCTTACTATCCAGGTTGGAGCAAGCGCGAGCGTGATATCAAAATGGAGAAAGGGGACCAATCCAAAGACAGAATATTTCTTGAAGGTCTGCCGCGTGATATCTCAGGCCAAAGGAATTCCATTATTAGAAGTTATAATTCAAGCTGCTGCATCAATGGGAATAGAATTGGATGAACGCGATTAGAAACGCTACTAAGAATATGAGAAGGTTACAGGATCGAACAAAATTAAATCCGTTAACGTATTTTTGCCCAACGCCACCCCAAGAAAAGTGGTTAAAAGATAAGTCAAAGATAAAATTATTATTAGGAGGGAATCAAGTTGGAAAGACTTACGCTGCAACTGCAGAGCTTTTATTTCGCTGTTTGGGGAATCACCCTTATTTACAGGTGGATCCGCCACCAATTCAAGCCTTCCTTATTACCCATTCACATCAACAAAGTATAACAATTCAACAAAAACTTTATGAAATGTGCCCAAAAAATTCTTTACATCCAAATTGTGAATTTGTTCCAGGAAGGGGCTTCCGGGGGATTCATCCCGTTGTCAGGTTTTCCAATGGTTCTATGATTCATATCAAGACAGCGAATCAAGGGCTTGGATTAGCCTCCGCCACATTATCTTATGTCGCCATCGATGAACCTGTGTCCCAAGAAGTTTGGGGGGAGCTTTCTAGTCGAGTTTTACGCGGTGGAGCTGGCGGGAAAACTGGAACTATCGGAATTACAATGACTCCGGTCGGTCAGGATGTTTCATACCTCCAAAAGCTAGTAGAGGAAGGAATTGTTTCTTGTACAAGAGCCCCGCTAAGCGTTGAAGACACGACACCAAAATTTTGCAAGCCTATAATATCCCAAGATCAAATTGATGATATTTCCCGCGCCTATCTTCCGATTGACAGGGCCGCAAGATTAAACGGAGATTGGACCGTGGGAATCCCGGAAGGAAGAATCTTTGATTGTTTTACGGAAGAAATGATTTCTTCTGATCCAGCTCCCCAGGCTAATTATCAATTCGCTATTGGAATCGATCACGGATCCCAACCCAATGCACAGGTGGCAATTTTGGCCGCGATAAATATGGCCACTCCGGATAATCCTTGGGTTTATATCCTGGATGAATATATATCCGGGGCAGCTCCGCCCGAAAGTCACGCGCGCGCAATTTTGGAAATGCTCCGAAAAAACCAAATAGAGCCAAACCAGTGCAGATGGACCGGGGATAATGTGCATTTTGGAACCGGTCGAAATGGATCGGGTAAAATGTCGAATTCTCTCTTGATGCGATCTTTTGAATCGGTGTTAAGGGTTCCCCAGCTTCCTTTCCGAATACGTACTATCAAAAAGCCTCGATATAGTGTATATTACGGAAGTGCTATGATTCATAGCGTGATGGCACGCAAACAATTTTTTATTCATCCCCAATGTAACCGGTTAATCTTGTCGCTCCAACGATGGACTATGAAGAAGAATCAATCGGCTAGGTCAAAGGATGAATGGGGCCACGCGGTTGATGCCTTGCGTTATACGGTCGTTCCAACCCTAGAATCCTATAAACCAAACATTCCACAATCAAAAATTAGGTTATATTGATATGATGATGAATAAACCGATCAAGCCAATAGCAAATAGTACAGAAGAACAAGCTAGATGGGAACACACTTCATTAAGAAGAAGAATGATTCTTGGAGCTTGGGAAGAAGACCTGGAAGATGAATTAGCAAGACACCTTCCAGCCGATAGAAGGGATGCTTGGGGACCGGCTGATCTTTCTAGTAATCCTTTTGAGCAAATCACAAGACAATTATCAGTTTTATATCACGAGAATCCAAGTGTAACTAATCTTAATGGGAATATTGAAGCCTTGGTATCAAGAGAAGGACTAGTCACCAAGGCCGGCCTTTGGCAGCTAATGCAACGCGCGCAACAACTTGTACTAGGTCTTAGAGAAACCATAATTCGAATTGATGTAAATCCACACACTGAATCTGATTCTGTTCAAGCTCCTGGGATACAGTATAGAATTGTGACTCCGGATATGGTGTATTGTGAATCACATCCAGATCAGCCAGATATTCCAGTATATTACAAGGAATACAGGCTAAGAAAGAATCAGGATGGGAATTTGGTTTGGGTGGCGGATATTCTTGATATTCGTAATATGAATCAACCAACATTCGGAATGTATGAAATCAATCAGGATGGAAGACTCGGAAAAGATGTTTCGGAAATTTATATGGGTCACCCTGCCCATATTGGAGAAGATTATCCTTATAGAGATAAAACCGGAAAACCATTCCTTCCTATCACGCTATATCACGCGGAAAAAACTGGATATCTTTGGGATACATTAAACGGTTCTCAAATGGTTTATGGCTCACTCACATCGGCCGTTTTGTATAGTATGTGGGTACATTTGGTTCGCGATGCCTGCTGGGCTCAGAAGTATGTAGCCGGCCTTTCGGTTGCTGGACTGAATCAACTAGATCAGAATCAAATAGCGCGCCGTTCTAGTATTGCCACGGATCCTTCTTCCATCCTGGTCTTTACGCAAGATCCGGATGCACAGGGCCAGCCGCTTGTCGGGTCGTTCGCGGTTCCAACTGATCCCCATGCGCTTCTTGAAAGTATATCAAAATATGAGGTCCGCGTGGGATTGGCCGCCGGTCTTTCTCCAAGTGATATATCAAGATCATCAAGTGGAGAAGCGCGGTCCGGATATGCTTTGTCGGTGTCTAGGGCTGGCCAAAGACAAGCTCAAAAGAAATTCGCTCCGGTCTTTAGAATGGGTGATGAAGAACTATTGGCAAAAACTGCTATGTTATCCAATCGTTTTTTGGGAACCAATCTTCCAGAAGATGGATATCGCGTGTCTTATCATTCGATGCCATTAACCCCGGATGAAATGAGATCCCAAAGAGAAGATATCATCCAGAAAATGCAGGCTGGATTAATTTCCCCTGTTACTGCTATTATGATGATGTATGATGACATGGATGAACGGGAAGCCCGTGAATATCTAAGACA